ACTACCATTTGTCATTCTGTTTAGACAATACTTCCTGGACTTCAAAAACTCCTTCTGCGAATCTCACGGAAAGTTTTTCGGGTGTGTCGGAACTGACGCACACGGACCGGACTGGACCGACCTTTGGAACAAACTCAGACAAATATCGCCCGATGGATTTGCCGGAGACTATGCAAACTGGGATGGAACTATTGAAGCTTTCATCATGATGCAAGTCGCAAACATCGTTAGCGATTGGTACGACGACGGAGAAGAAGCAAGGACAGTCCGCCAGGTCCTCTTGCATGAAATTATTCACACCGTACACCTAGCCCAGAATAGTCTTTACATGAAGCATCAAGGCAATCCTTCTGGATGCCCGCTAACTGTAGAGTTGAATTGCATCTGCAATTTCATCTATTCGCTAATTGTGTGGAGAATTTCAGCACGAGAAGCTGGAAGGCTTGACATGCTCCCCCTCCGTCAGTTCGACAAACACGTGTGCTGCCGAAATTATGGTGATGACAATATCTTCGCGGTCGCCGAGGAAGCTAGTGACTTTTTCAACCAAGTCACATTTAGCAATGTCCTCGGCCGATACGGAATTACATATACCCGCGCCGATAAGTCAGAAGCCACTACTGAAGTAGAACCGTTAGAAAATTTGAGTTTTCTGAAAAGAGGTTTTGTCCCTCACCCCAAACGACCCCATATCATACTTGCCCCAATTGAGAAAGCCACAATTTACCGCATGATAGATTGGGTTCGCAAATCAAGAGATCCAGAGTTAATGATTCAACAGAATGTGAATGATGCTCTCGATTTTGCGTACCACTGGAATGTGGATTTTTATGACCGTTTCAAGTCCGAGGTTAATACTGCCTGCCGCAAGGCCGGAGTTAGAACCAACTCGACTACTTGGAAAGATCATGATGAGATTTTCCTGGCCAAGTTTGATAACTAGACCCCCTGATTGTTTGTTTTTGTTGATGCAGATGACCTTTAAACGCTGTTGTAGGTTGCAGATGCACTTCTTTTCTTTTTAACTATTAATGTTTGTGAATGTCTTTAAATGTTCTTTTTAGGTAACAGTTTAACCGAGTAATCGAGTGAATTGATACGCCAAGTTCTCTCCCAGCTGCCTAGATGCTGAGGAAATGTCTTTCGTTGTAAGAAATCAT